ATTATGTAACTGTTCCTGGTATTCCTCAGAAAAACATCGATCCAACTTTTATTGCCTCCGTTTTTACTGGAACTTTAGCTACCTTCGGGGTTGTTCCTGCTAAAAAGAAGGAAGAAAAAGAAGTAAAAGAGGAAAAGAAAGATGCAAAAACTAATTAATGTTATCGCACTCCTATCGGGACTGACTTCACTAGCAGTCATCGGTGGGGGTGTTTATTTGTATAAGAATGCAGATGTCCTTATGGAGGACGCTAGAAGGAAAGTTACTGCTGCAGCAGTAGAAGCAGTTTCATCTGCACTTCCTACTCTAGTTGATGCAGCAGTTCCTGAACTGCCAGAAACAACTGGTCCTGCTATCCCCAAACTCCCATGAGTATATTCAACCACGAGAAAGAAGATTATATTCCAGCAACACCAGAACCAAAGAAACCATCTGGATGGAAGATAATGATCAGCACTGCTGGTGCATTATTTGCTATCTCACACTTGGGTCTTCTTGGTTATCTGATTGATCGGAAAGCAGAACCACCAAAGGTTCCTACAATTAATCTTCCTCGTGGTCCATATTCATCATACAAAATTAAAGCAGGAAAGGATGGATATGAAATTGAATATCGTGCAAATGATCCTAAAGTTCTAAACTCTACTAGAACTCTAGATCTTGATAAAGAAAAGAAAGGTTTCTTTGGCGGAGGATCTGAGCAACGAACTGAGCATCGTCATGATCAATACACCATGGAGGGCACTCGTAACATGGGAGGTGCAATTGATGCTGAGGGAAAGTTAAATGCGAAAACCGCAGAGTGCATCGCGGCGGACGCTGGAGCACGGTCACAAGGTGCGATGGCAGGAACTAGTGTTGCTGCTGGTCTCGTCGTTCCTGCGGTCTCTGGGATACCTTACATCGGATGGTTGGCAGGTGGTTGGGCATTGCTCTTAGGACAAAGGGCAGGCGAGACTATTGGATCTGAGGTTGGGTCAGCGTTTAATGATTGTTAACATTAAAATTCAATGAGTTTTTGTTAAATACTTAAATTAACTGGAGAATATCATGGCACAGTCGGCGTATAAAAAACAAGTCAAGAAAGAAGCTAGAGATACTTTCTTCCTGTATGTATTTTTTCATTCTATTTGGAGTGGAATTCTTAATATCTTTAATGACTAATGCAAGAGATACCTGAGATTGGAATTACTTCTCGCGAGATACAGATTCGAGAACTGAATATACCAGATATAGAAATCGTTAACACCAGTAATACAACTACATCTTCTACACCATTTGCTGCTCCAGTAACAGTAAATATTGGTGTCCCTATCGTAGACATCCCTGGATGTGTAGAGGCACATGAAACAAATAATCCAAAGAATAATCAGATCAAATCTGATGACGAAAGAGGATTGGTTACGTTTTGCGATTCTGGCATCCCTAGTTTTAATCCTATTCAGTTTGAACCTGAACAGATAATTCCTACATATCCTGCTGATGTTAAGACACAGCAACCAGAAGCAAAAGCACCTGAAGTCAAAGCACCTCAGGTTAAAGCACCAAAAGTTAATACTGCTAAGGTAGAATGTCCTTCACCTAAACAAGCAGCAGAACAACCTGTTGGAACATACCTCAATGGATTTAAAGATGTTGTCACTGGTTATAAACTAGTTGGCAATGAGTGTATTCAATACACAGAAAAAGTCCCACTACCTAAACAAATAGTAGCGGGACTTCCTGATGGTGGACAGGTTGTTCAGGTGGGAGGTGTTGCTGTTATTGCAACGACTTCGGCACTGCTTGCAAAACCTCTTGCTGATCTTTTGTTAAAAGCGGTGAAACCTGCTGTGAAGAAAGTGATGAAGAAGATTGCTGCCTTAAGGGGGAAGAAACCCCCAGTCTTGTCTGCAGGGGAGCGCCGAGCAGAGCAGCGTCAGATGAACCACGCTGTGAAAGCTCTTCGTTCTGTGTTCCCGAGGAAGAAGAGGAAGGGATAGCATGGACGTGTGGATGCTCATGTCCTGGTGGATTATTCACTACGACATCTGCACACACAGAATAATATGGACTCTTGGGGTGGAATTGGATTCCACGGAGTTTCAAATCGCCACAATTTTTTAGTCTCGCGATCTCAAAATCCAACCGCTTATTAGCAGTGAGTTGAGCATTCAATTCAATCTGAGTTTGTGCTGCTTTCTTACACAGATCCTGCATCTTTTTATCAGTTGGTGTACTCCATGTCATAGAGAAACCAATACCAAGACTGTAGTTATCTTTTTGACCAGTTCTAGTCGGTTGGTAGAATAAAATATCCCCAGGATTATCAGGTGCTCCATCCCCAATTGGGTTCCCGTCATCATCAAAATCACCAGTCAAATCTCTCATGTCATAGACAGGAGTATCATAATAATCTTCATATGGTTTAGCAGCAGAAACAGATCCTGTTACGTAAGGGGTGAAATTTCTGGTAGGTCCTTGACACTGGATACCTCCCCCGAAGGTGTTGGTGATGTAAGGCCCTTGTAATACTTGTATCGCTTGATTTGTAACAGAACCACTAGAGTTAGCAACAGGAGCAGCTGTGGCGCTAACACCACCAACATTAGCCAATGCTTGAGACGGGAAGAATACACTGGTAAGTCCTACTGCGAGAAGATTGATGTAGTGTCTGTTACGCTTTCCGTAACAGTTTCTCTTTGGATAATCGTATGGTTCTGTAGTCCTGGACCTGAATAGGTTTCTGTAAATTGAAATGATGCTCCTGGCGTTGTTTGTCTGAACGTAGGTGTTTCTGTTACTCCTGTCCATGTCGAATTCACTCCATTAATAGTTACATTGCTGGAACCTGTTGTTGGACTTAAGGTTCCGTTTACTGGTTCAACTCCACTGCCTGTTGCTGAGTATTGATAACCTGTGCTGTAGTCCATCGAGTTGATGGTCTCAGTAATTCTTTGTGTTGTTTCTGTATGACTAGACATCGAGCCCTGTGTAAAGTTAGGCACCACGGGGACTGCTTGAGCAGCCCCATGGAAAGCACCTAAAATTAAACCGAGACCGATTGCTTCTTTCAAACGATCCATAATAAAAAACCTCAGTCAATAACAGTGATCTCAGATACAAATTGTCCTGTTGCACTTGTGCCACCACCACCTGCTGTCAATGACATGGTGTGTGCGTTATCAATAGTACCTGCTAGTGTTCCAGCAGTTCCTGTAGCATAAGAAGTTTGATTTGAGAATGGACTTACTGCACCTGTGCTAGGAGCAGTGGTGATTGTTGCATCGCCTGCAGTAAATGAATTACTGAAACTAAATGCGTCACCATCAGTTGTTTGATATGCGGTTGGAAGTGATCCACCACCAACACCGTTAGATAGTGTTCCGATGCCACCAACATTTAAATCTTCACTGCCAGCGCCACCAGCAATGTCTAGAGTAACTCCAGTGCCAGATACCGAGTAAGAATTACCGATACGTTGTGAGGTTGTTCTTGCAGCATCGACAGTCAATTGAACACTGGATGCGTGCTTAGTAACAAGTCCGCCAGCATTAGCTGCACTTGCGGTCATCAATAGCATTACGACAGGGATGATGTTTTTCATAACCGTCATTAAATTGGATCCATATTTATTTATCAAATCGTCCAGTCAGCGAACTGTCACACAGTATACTTGACAGAACTTTACATTTGCTATATACTTTTGTAGTATTTCGTTACAAAACACATGACCGTCACCACAAACGAGTTTGGTCAGAACAATTTGTTTGCCAAAGAACCTCCTATGGTAGTGGAGGACTACAACCGTAAGGGTCTCTTCTCCCCCATGCAGCAGCGCGAGATGTATAATGGACGCTGGGCAATGATGGGAGTCGTCTCTGGGTTCCTCTCGTATGCCATCACTGGCAAACTGTTCTTCGGTATCTTCTGACACTTGACAATGATTCCACTTTGCTTTACAATCGTATCGATTGCCTGGTTCGTCCTCTTGGCAAAATCTGTTGAAAAACTTTGCGAAACTTACTAATGACTTATACTATCACCCTGCAATCTTCTGATGGGGAAACTACTTTTAAATGTGAGGATGACCAATACATCCTTGACGCCGCAGAAGAAGCTGGTGTTGACATGAACTATTCTTGTCGTGCTGGTGCTTGCTCTTCTTGCGCTGGTAAACTGATCAGTGGCACTGTTGATCAAAGCGATCAGTCTTTCCTTGATGATGATCAAATTGATGCTGGTTTCTTGCTTACTTGTGTAGCATACCCGACCAGCGATTGCACTGTCCTTGCTGATCAAGAAGAATCGCTTTACTGATGAAGTTTACACAAGAAGATCTTTGGGAAACTATTCAAACACTTGGATGGGATCCTAATGATAACATCGCTATTGAGATTGGTGGCACCTCAGTCTATGAGATTGATGGTGCTGGCACCAAGTGGGCACCACTTAAAGGCACCCGTAAGTATAACAAGGATGCTTTCATTGTTATCAAAAACTTAGATCGTAATCCTACTGTTCCATCTCAACCTAATCCTGAACTGAAGCAACATCATGACGCCTGACTTGATTGAACTCCTGACTTATTATGTTATCGTTGCCGTCGTATTCGTCGGAGCACCAGGAGTGTTTTTCTTTATTGTGTTCATGCCAGCACTTCAGAATACTAAAGGTCGCATGGTTGGATACAAAGATCATAAGACCTACGGGGACAGCACTATCTACGAAGTTAATAGAACCACATAATATGCCTAATCCAGATGCTCTTTGGGAGGATATCCAGAAGCTCGATGATTTGTATGAAGAGCTACTGTGGCATCCTGACGATGAGTTACAATTTACCCACGATGGCAATCGCGTCATCATCATTAATAAAACACAGGAGAAAAACAAATGAAATTCGGATTCACACCTGAGGCAGAGATCCTCAACGCTCGCCTGGCAATGCTCGGTTTCGTCATTGCTGTTGGCACATATATGACGACTGGTCAGATTATTCCAGGAGTCTGGTGATGGCATTGCTAGCAACTGTTGCTATACTAATGGCAACGTTCGCAGGTGCTGCTATGCTGACACAATCTGGAGAAGAGTAAAAACTGATACATTTTTGTATCACTA